TAAACGAATATCAACCCGAAACGTTTTGACATTAATTTTTTAGCTTCTTCTAATGACGGTTTGGACCAGAGTAACCATCTTGACCAAAATCCAGCCGTTTTTACACCATCTTTTGTCCATGTTTCACCCATTCGTCCATGTCTAGAGAGGTATCGACGCATACGCGAAACATCTTTATGCTTAGTAAAATCCGAGTACCCCTTACCACCGAAGTCGACCTTTGATCCATCTTCAAACGTAACTCTAAACTTTTTCTCAGGATTCGGACTCCTTCTGAGACGAACTCTCATTATTTTATAAGTAATATAATAATACCACACCATGGCTTCGGCGCTCGCTAGAGGTGGTAGTAATTTAGGCTCGGCATCAAAACTCGGTAAAATAGATATCCCAGCCGGTTCTACGAGATATGGTGGTGGAGCTTATAAACATCCAGATGGTCTCATACGTTTGGGTGATGGAGCGGTGTTACCTAAAGGATCTAAACGATTACCTAATAATACATTTGAATTACCAGACGAGACGGTACGATTTCCTGATGGTTCGACCAAAAGCCTAGATGGAACGTTTAAAATGAGTGACGGTTCATTTAAGTTATCTGACGGCGCACAACTCCCGCCGGGTACGAAAAAGGTGAACGGTCGATTCAAGTTCGCCGATGGAACTGATATCCCCGTTACGGCTATAAAAAAAGCCAACGGCAGTTTTAAACTTCCAGATGGAAGTTTTAAAATTACAAAAACAACCGAAGCTAAACTTACAAAAAATATAGACAGTGCAACCAAGGTATCTAAACAGGCAGACAGTGCGAGTGTTGTTGCGAAACAGGCGGATGATTTAGCTTCTAAATCGTTGAAGAATTCGGATGAAATCGGTGGCAAAATCTCTAAAAAAGTCGACGATGCGAGTTCATTGAAAAAGCAAGCTGACGAAGCATCTCTTAAAAAGGGTGGAAAAGACGCGAAAGCTAAACGTAAACAGAAAGATGTTGATGCTGATGCGAAAAAGAAAAAAGATGCCGACGCCGACGCGAAAAAGAAAAACAGTATGAAAAATGACGCGATCATGGCTTTGGTAGCTTTAGCTGGTCTTCTCGGGGGGTTATTCATGGAAGATAGCGACTTTGACGATAAGAGAGATGAAACAAAAGGGTGCGTTAGTTTATGTCTCCCATCGAATTACGAAGATTATTATTACGGTAAAATACCCAAAGAAGAATTAAAATATAGAACGCTCGACAGCGCGAGAGATGAGTTTCCGAATTTAGAAATCTACGAAGAACAACCTTTTTGTACGGCAGATACAAAAGATTGCTACGAATATTGTAAAGTAAGCTGTTTTAATTTTTTCGCCGAGGAAGATGAACAGTTTAAAAGGGAGCAAGAGCAAGAGCAGGGGCCAGACAGTGATAAAGATACTGGCGAAGATCCAGATTATACCATATATATGTATTACATAGCAGGTATTTTGATGGCTATCACTTTATTAATAGTGGTAATGAACATGGTTCGATAAAAGTATTTAAAAGAGTATTCTTTCTTTATATACATAATGATTCTTAGTATAGATGTTGGAATCAGAAATTTAGCTATATGTCAATTTAACGAAACATCTAATCTTGTTACTCAATGGGATGTTTCCGGAGTACCTCCCGAACATAGAGATGGTATATATGTTTCGTTAAGAAAACACTTAGATGATAGACCTTGGGTTCTCGAATCGGATATTATTTTAATAGAAAAACAACCCGATCGCAATAAAAAAATGAAAATGGTCGAGCACTTTTTACACGCGTATTTTGTGATAAAAGCCCCGAAAGCCGAGACTATAATTTATGACGCGAGATTTAAAATACCGGACGTAGCCGGACCTGGAAAAGCACAATATATGAAACGTAAGAAGGTATCCATAGAAAGATGCGAAGCATTTTTGCGTAGGGATGACACTAATAAACATTGGATAGAAACCTTCATGAAATCTAAGAAAAAGGATGATTTAGCAGATACTATCATGCAAGCCATAAGTTTTACGAAACGTGTCGAACCAACCGTTACAAAAAAGAAAGCGTCGACGAAGGTTGTACCCAGAAAACCAAACGAAAATCAAAAGAATACACGATATTCTAAGAGTAATCTCGCGTGGATTTATAAAAATAGTCCCGAGTGTGAATGTTTAGAGAATAATAAAAGATTTATGAAAGATCTCAAAAGATATTATAGATCCATAGATGATCTGATTAAAGAAATGGACCGTTGATAATTCAAATGCAAATAAACGTACTCGATCATGGATTTGTACGACTTGTTGACACTATGCCTAGGGAAAACCTTGACAACTCAATTGTTCAGGCCGCTCGGGTCTCTTACGGAGAGGGAACGAAGACTTCTCGCGGAGACGCTGGACTTATTCGATATTTAATGCGTCACTGGCACACGACTCCCTTTGAGATGGTGGAATTTAAATTTCACATTAAGATGCCTATTTATATCGCACGTCAACACCTTCGTCATCGTACCGCGAGTGTAAATGAAATGTCCGCTCGATACTCGATCGTTCCTAAGGAGTATTATAAACCCGACACACTAAGGGGTCAATCTAAGGTAAATCACCAAGGTTCCGAGGGTGAAGTTGATGTAGATGCTCAACTAACAGAAGCTGGTTCTCATCATCTCGAAAACTCGTTTGATATCTACGAAAAGTTACTCGAAGAGGGTGTTTGTAGAGAACAGGCCAGGGGAAATCTTCCTCAATCGACATATACCGAATTTTATTGGAAAATAAACCTTCATAATCTCATGCATTATCTTCATTTGCGAATGGATTCTCATGCTCAAAAGGAAATTCAAGAGTATGCCAGGGCGATGTACACTCTCGTAGAACCACTCGTGCCTATTTCTATGAAAGCGTTCATAGATTTCCGAGTAGATGCAATTCAATTAACCGGTCCAGAAATACGAGCTCTCAAACACGGGGAGATCATCAAATCACCCGGAGAGCGCCGAGAATTTGAAGAAAAGTTGGAGCGCTTAGGGCTTAAAGATAAAAATGTTAATATAGAGTAAATGTTTGCCATACTCGCCACTCCCCCAGTCGTCATGTCCGCGCAGCAGAAGTTTAAGAAGTTCGGTAAGGACGTAACTGATCAGCGAAAATCTGAACTTTCGAAGATCGGTGACGCGTTTAAGAACATCGCGGATGAAGAGAAAACAAGGGCAAAGAAGCTCTTTGATGATCACAAAAAGTTTTTTACAGACAAGGATACAGACATGTCAACTACAACAACAAAGAAATCTATCGATTTTTACGAAAAGTAAAGAACACTACAGCAAAAATAAAAAATACACATTCATTGATATAACCATGCTCAATCATGCTTGTAGCCATTATAGTAGCTAACATTGTGTTTTGAACGTTTTGAACTTCCCGCCTTGTTTTCTCCATAGATCGCTTCATGGTTGTTCTCGACTTTTCCAAGTTGAGAACAGCTGAATTAATCTCTCTTATTCTCGTTGGCATCTCCAACGTCGTGGACAGTAACTTACGTACGTCTATAGCATCCTCCACGGTATCTTGAATCATGGGCTCGAGATACTCATAATACGTAAACATGGGGTCCAATGACACACACGTACCCTCGACCGTTGAAAAAGCTTTAGCTAAATACACGAATGATGTCGGTATAATAAACGGCTTCTTCTGAGCTAATGATATGAGTATATCGTCGTTTAGTATATCATCTTTCACACTTTTACCGTCCAAAGTTTCCAAATAGTTGAGCGTCGTTTTGAAAAAAAGTTCGATATCGCTCAAATCGGTCGTGGTGGGTGTGATAACTCCCAATCGTATCAATATTTCGACTATACCCTTTGTATCTCGATCTATGATACATACGAACAGGTCTTTAAAACCTTCTCTTAGTTCTTCCGATAAGGGTATCACCAATCCAAAATCATAGAAAACCAATTTTCCATCAGATGAAAATCCGAGATTACCCGGATGAGGGTCAGCGTGGAAAAACCCCTTGTCCATAGTCTGTATCAAATACGAATTTATAAGTGCTTCACATATCTTCTTCTTGTTAACATCGGGGTCCGTTATCTCGGTAAGTTTTGTAGACTCGACGTATTCCATCACTATCATATCATTATCAGATAAGCGCCTATACACACCGGGCACCCTTAACCATTCTACCTCCTCCATAGCGCGCCTAAACATGGTAGCATCTTCTGCTTCTCGTACATAATCTGTCTCATTCAATAAATATTCCACAGATTCTTTAAGAACATAGTTTGTACTCGTCCCCGTGTCTACACCTATTTTTTCTAGAAATTCCACTATTGCGAGTATAGTATCCGTATCTTCCTTCATGATTTCATAAATCTCCGGCCTTTTTACTTTTACAACAACATCTGTTCCATCTTTAAGCGTCGCTTTATGAACTTGACCTATACTAGCAGATTTAAATGGTACATCATCAAATGATTCAAAGTGTTCTAAGTTTACACAAGACATTACATTTTCTATTGGTGGTACATCATCTTGTAAAGATTCTAATTGTTTTATGAAATCTATAGGATACAAATCTGACCGCGCTGAAGCTATTTGACCGAGCTTGATGAACGTTGGGCCGAGGTCTATTAGTCTATCCCGCGTCCAACGACCCAATGATGCTTGGTCTTCAGTCAGAGACTTTCGTATAAGAAACTCACCAGCAAACTTCCATGTTTGATACTTGCGTTTAGATCGTTTGATGGAGTTTGGTGTGACACCTTGAGAAAAACATAGTGCCATTTCTTACTTAATAGAAATAAATTTTATTCTTTAAATTTTTTGAAAAAATATCTCAAAATAATTTTAGATTTTTTTCTTTATAAATTCTAAAATGGACATTGACAAAAAAGATGAAACCTGTTACGACGCAAAACCATCCGTGAACTGGAAGTGTATATGGTTCACATTGGGTTTAGCTGGTGGATATTGGTTCTTACCCAAGAAAAACAAATGGATACTCTTATCCCTGTTGTATTTTCCTTATATACTTTTAGCGTACTATGATCATTGGTACGACTGTAGACGAAACATGGGTCCAACATACTTAGCTATGTTTTATCATTGGGCCAAACCCCAAGATTCAAAACAAATTAACGATTTTAAAAATTGGTGTCCGGAAATACGGAACAAAGTTCTCATGATCGATTTTGTGATATTAATCGGAGGACTTTTACTTCTACCCATGTTCATGAAGTGGAAACCTAAATAATTTTATTTATAGGTTTGATTACCGATAATACATATGAAAACGCGTTGTAAAATTCATCAATCCATGTATGATCATAACGATAAAAAATATATTCGAGTCATCATAGATGACGACTTTTATAAGATAGTCAGACGTAAACAGTCTTTTTCTGAGTATTTCGTTAAAGGTAAAAATTTAGATAATCCCCTGTACGGAAACATTCTCACGATTAAAGTTCCATTCAGATATAACCGCGTGAGTTGTAAGTTCGATGGTGCACCCGTACAATCCCTGAAACAAGGCGACTTCGTAGATATCGACGTCGAATACATGGGTGTGTGGAATACGGGTGATTATAGTGGCTACACGTGGAAGTTGAAGTATATAAAGCTTATAGACGAAGTGTTAGATAGATGAGTCTGACCCGATCTGGGTACATAATCGGGGAAACTCAAGAAATAAAAAACGCATTAACGGTGCGTCCAATAGTTAATGCAGATTTTGGTGTAGCACCTCCACCATTCAAGGTGTTTAGAAAAGCAAAATCTGGATTATGCGTACCGAGATTTTACGGTGAAGAAAAATTTGGAAAAGCAGCTAAAGATACGAGACCAGAACCTCATAAGATACATGTCAAATTTAAAGGAAAATTACGAGACGAAACTTTCCAAAATGAAGCACTTTCTAAAGCTATTAAAGCAGGTCACGGAATCTTGTCATTGCCATGCGGTTTTGGTAAGACGACTGTATCCTTGGCCATAGCTTGCAAACTTGGGTATCGAACCATGATAGTTGTACACAAAGAGTTTTTAGGGAACCAATGGCGTGAACGTATACAACAATTTTGTCCGGGTGCTACCATAGGTGTGGTTCAACAAAATAAAAAGGAACTCGACTGTGATTTCGTCATCGCCATGTTACAATCCCTATCGACAAAAGAATATTCATTCAACGACTTTGAAAGTGTGGGTACACTCATCGTGGATGAAGCGCATCACATATGTGCGAGGGTATTTTCACAATCCCTGTTTAAATTGTGCCCTAAACACGTATACGGATTATCCGCGACTCCGCAGAGAAAGGATGGTCTTACCAAAGTTTTACATTGGTTTATGGGACCTACATTTTTTGCGGTTGAACGTGAAAAACAGGATCAAGTAGATGTGTTCCCCATAGAGTTTACGACCGATAGATTTAGTGAACCACCGCCGTGTACCCGTTACGGTAAATTATCTTTAGCAACGATGATCACAGAACTCACTGAAATGTCGGATAGAAATCGAATGTTAATGTCGACGATACGAAATGCGGCGAATGGATCTAGACACGTTTTAGTTTTAAGTGATCGTCGGTTTCACTGCGAATATTTACACGAACGATTCAAAGAACGATCGGGGTTATACATGGGTGGTATGAAAGAAGCTGAATTGGCTGAATCGAGTAAGAAAGAGATCATATTCGCGACGTTTAGTCAGGCGCATGAAGGGCTCGATATACCAAGTCTCGATACGGTTATTCTCGCAACTCCTAAATCGGATATCGTTCAAAGTATAGGTCGTATCATGCGCGAAACGAAGGGTAAAAAGAACAATCCGCGCATATACGATATAGTCGATCAATGGTCCGTATTTTTTGCGATGTACAATAAACGGCTCAAGGTTTATAAACAGGGTGGATTCAAAATTCCAAATCAAAAAGAAGAAAAACCGAATAACTTTCCCTCGGGAAAATGTCTCATACAAATATAAGAATGGGACGTTGTTCAACTGGACGTGCCACACAAAAATACACCGGAGGGGGAGGTGGGGCTGATTTAAGTTCTATCCTGACGGCGCATGGAGATATGATATATGCAGACTCGAGTGCAGAGGCTGCAAACGTATCTATAGGACAAACAACGGGACATGTTCTGACTATTATATCACCTGGTGAAGTCGGGTGGCAGGGTGTGTCAGGGGCTTCTGGGCAAGTTGGTACTCTACAACAGGTCACCGTTAACGCCAACACAACCACCGTAACGACACAATTTTTGAATACCGTAACATCTTTAACAGCGAGTGGAAATGTGCTGGTAACTGGTAATGTGACCGCTGACACATTTTATGGTTCTGGT